CTATAGGTGGTGGTCTGCGAATCTGGCGCGGTGGAGGGCGTCTCCTTGGTGGCACTGGCCTGCGTGGTGCCCGGAAACCAGGCCACCCGCCTCCTCCACCCTCATCCTCACCAAATTCACCACCTTCTTGATAACTTGGAATGACACCACCCATTGCTCGTCCGTACTGTATCGGCTGGGAGCCATAGGTCATCTGTGATGCATATCCCTGACTAGGAGAGGCACTTCCAGCAAAAGTGGCTCCGGGCATTGTGCGCCCAGCAGTGCTCATTGGGTTCACCATGCCTGTCATACCGAAGCCAGCTTCTCCACCAGCTTGCTGGTCTGCACCCTGTTGGGCGGCAGCTTCAGTTACACCGAATCCAAGGACTTCCGCAATTGGAATGTCAGCGGCTGCTCCCAATGCTTCCCTACCAATATCTTTATCGGTCAGGATTTTTCCCATACTACTCCACAAACCTTCACCCTCTAATCCTTCAATACCTCTCATTCTGTCTAAGGCACTTGACGTTGCAAATGTCCTGCCCGCTCCACCTAACATGCTTTGCAGATTTGTTCCTTTGCCTTCAACTACGTCACTTGCACCTTTAGCTAATGCCCCCAATCCTGCCTTAGCTATTCCAGACAATCCACTAACACCGGGAATAAAATTGAGTGCTAAGGGTGCTGCCTTTAAAAGGCCCTTTAGGAAGCCGCCTCCCAAATAACCAGGTATATGGCCACCATGAGCGTATAATGGCAGATAGCCACCATCAGCAAGGCCGACAATACCACCGTATCTCAATTCAGACAGATCAACGTCACTAATAGGGACGCCACGCTGTCTTGCCAGGGCCTGTGTCGCCAAAGCTCTATGAGGCAGATTGGCTCTAAGTGAGGTCATACCCTAACTCGTCTCCACGCCAAAAACAGTAAATGCTATTTCGTCACTAGCTGATGATCGAACGGTTATCACATCACTGTCGCTTAGGGTTATACCAATGATAACAAACACAGAATCATTGGCTGCTAACGCTTTTCCGTAGTAGATGTAGTGCTCGTTCTCTACGGTTGCACCCAGCGGACGCACCGCAATTCGGAAATTGGGTGTGTTCCCTGTGAGGTTGCAGGCGACAATGGAGCTAACTGTTGTTACGGTGTCTTCTGGTACGGTATACAGATCCGCATTATTCGTATCGCCAGGAGCTACCTGTCCCAAGACTTTAAACGTATCAGCCATTGCTTGCACCTAGCAACAAAAATTGGTACTTACGCAACGACAGAGATGCGTCCTTATCGGCACATACCTTTACTGCATGGATATCACTACCGACATCCTGAAAGTTTTGTTCTATGGTCCTGCGAGACATGCTTTCGTCTACTTCTTCGTACTCGACGGGTGCGCTATTGAGCGCACGATAGGACTTCGTGGTTGTCATCGTCGCCCGTCCGTTCTGCCATCTAGGCGGACGTAACCAACACGCCATCCATATCCAGATCCACTACTCTGCACTTTCATAGACATTTGTCGCGCCCTAGCACGAATAAACGCTTCACCCGTACTAGGCGTAACAGCAGCAGATGCCAAGGATGATTGTGCTTCTCCAGGGAAATTATGCCCATTTATACTGATTGTGACTTCATCCTCTGAGTCAGCATCTCTGAACTGTATGTCTGGAATCATTCTGTGCAGATACCAGAATTGATCCCCATCACCTAAATCTATGTCACCCGTTTCGATATAGGCCGTCATGGGGGAACCATCATCATCGTGCCCACTTTCGTGATTATAAAGCACGTTTGGATAATGGCCGACTACTGAAGTACCCCCACCAGTAGCTGACGATGTAGCCAAGTCAGCCACAGTAATCGTATAGGTATCAACATCTGTAATAGATGTAACACTGTGCTGATTATTTAATACTACAGTCGATAGTCCGCCCACCGTGGGAATCCCATCAAAAATAATTTTATCATTTGCTCGTAATCCATGACCTGCATCCGTAATGGTCACGGTTCCAGAACTGCTACTGGTAGATATCGGATCATTACCTAATGACCTTTTCCGTACCGACGATGCCAGCGGATAGGATTTTGTGGAAGTATTATTCCATGCGCCACGCACCAGTGTTCCAGTGTACCAAACCTTATCGGCATAATTGAAGGTCACATACTTGTCGATTTCTCCGGTGCCGGACGCCGATGGATAGAACCACGTTACTTCGGAGAAGTCGGTGTTCGATCCAGCAATTACCTTGTGGGATTGTGTGTCATTAAAGTCATCAAACACGGTGCCCAATACAGGACACGTCAGCTTTTGGGCAGTACCGGAATAGGTATAAAACGCACCGCGATCCATGAAGTAGACTCTACCACCTGCATTAACCGCAGCATTCGGAGATACCATCGACATACCCTTTGCTGTCTCAGTAAATGAGAAGTAGAAGGGACTTCCGATATATCTCATGCTTTGGATACCAGCATCAGTCCAAATCAATATTTCCTGGCGCGTCATCATCGCACCTATGATTTCTGACCCGGATGACAACTCCTGACCACCAGCACTGTTAGTTGATAGCGGTTGCCATGTAGCAGCATTTTCAGATGAAGACCATCTGACAAACAATGGATTGATTGTTGTTGAGCCGATGGGGTTGCATCCAAACGCTATTAGATGTCGCGCTACATCTGACATCATTACTTGTTTTGCAGCCACCGGAGTGTAGTAGATGCCAGCCTTATATACCGCTGTTGGTGTCCCACCGCCCGTTGCACTACTTGAAGCATTAGACCCACCAACATCAGCAGTAAACGTGGTCTTTGTGGGGACGGAGGCTATTGTCAACGCTTGATTGAGTTGTCCTGTAGTAAGACCCCCTACAGCAGTGGCACTAGCTAGTGTGACCGTATCTCCCACGCCAGCACCATGTCCTCCCTTATCAACAACCGTAATTACAGTTGATCCACTACTACTTGTAATTGGATTTGTTGTCAGCGTTACCGACCTGCGCGTGATGTCACTTAATGGAACCGCACGAGTCCCGGTGGCCGCATCCTCATCTAATGTCGCAGTACTCTCATCCCAATAGTAAATATTGCCCTGTCGAGCACAGGCTACGAAATCATCACCAAAGTTGTCCAGGGACCATAGGCGCAACTGAGT